AAGATGATGGTTTATCTCAAGATTGGAGTAATGAAATAGTATTTATGAATCCTCCATACGGTAGAGAAATATCTAAATGGGTAAAAAAAGCATACCAAGAATCATTAAAAGGTGCAATAGTAGTGTGTTTAATACCTGCAAGAACAGATACAAGATATTGGTGGGATTTTATATTTCCTTATGCAGAAGTTAGATTTATTAAAGGTAGATTAAAATTTACAAACAATGGTAAATCAGCACCTGCACCATTTCCATCAGCAATAGTAATATTTGGAGGCAAAAAATGATAACACATGAATTAGCAAAGATATATATAACATCTGATAATAAAAGGTTTATTGATTTAGATAAAGCAAAAGAACATGAAGAAAAAATACAAGAAAGTATTAATGAAATAGATAAGTTTGAAGAAGTTATTAAAAATTGGAGTTAAGCAATAGCCATAAACTGCAAACCATCTTCTCCACAATACTCACATATTTGTTTGTAGAGTTCTTTTGAAAATGCTACCATTTCCTCATCAGAAGATACAAGATCCTTTGGTGGATTAAATATATCTTCTAAAAACATTAATATTTGCTCATTACTTTGATTAGTATTTTCTATATGCTCTAATCTTTTAAGTATATCAAGTATATTTCTTGCTATAATTTCTATGAGTTCATTATCTTTAGGATTGTCCATAATTAAACTTAAATAACATTAAATAACTATACAATGTTGTATTTGTGGTACTATATACACTATACTACGAATAAGGACACATGATGATTTTACCAATAACAATAAAATCAAGAAATGTATTAGACAGGCAACATTGGGCGAAAAAGTCTGTGTTGAAGAAAGAATATGCACTTCTAATCCGTAACCAAATGAGGCTTAATAACATAGAAGAAGTAACCGAGCCTAAAAAATTAAATCTCAATATAGTAAGTACTAGAAAAAGATTATTAGACTATGATAACCTTGTAGGTGGTTGTAAGCAGTTAATAGATGCACTAATAGAAGAAAACTACATATATGATGATTCTCCAAAATGGTTAGAACTAAGTGTACAGCAAGTTTTAAACAAAGATTGTGAAGAATCTAAACATAATAAAACACTTATAAGAAGATATTAATGTATCTAACACATAAATATTTACAATATCTTAGAGAGCAGGATCATTGTAGTTTATGTTATACTAAAGGTCCTGTAGAACCACATCATGTAAAATACTTAGGTATGGGTAGTGATAGAAAGAAAGAATTACCTGAACACTATTCTGCTATTCCTGTATGTAGGGCATGTCATCAGGAGTACCATCAATTAGGCGAAAAAATGTATAGTGCTAAACACCAAGTAAACCCTTATGAAATTGCATGGTATTGGTTAAGTAAATTTTTAATAAAAAGGGAAGATACATGAAAGTTAAAGAATACGACATAAATCAGTTGATTTCAGCAGAATATAACCCAAGACAACTAACACAAAGACAATATCAAAATCTTAGAGATTCTATACAAAGGTTTGGTTTAGTAGATCCTATATTAATTAATGTAAACAAAGATAGAAAAAACATTATAATTGGTGGACATCAAAGAGTAAACATTGCTAAGGTATTAGAAATAAAAAAAGTACCTTGTGTAGAACTTGACTTAACACTTGAACGTGAACGAGAACTAAACATCAGGCTCAATAAAAATACAGGAAAATGGGATTATGATGTACTTGGGAACTTGTTTGATATTGAAGAATTAAAAGATTGGGGATTTGAAGATATTGAATTTGGTGAAATAGATCCTGAATTAGATGATAGTATATTAGATGATTATGATATTGATGATCAAATTGAAGGTATGAATGATAATGCTAAAAAATCTATACAAATTTTGTTTAGAGATGAAATCTATGCAGAAACTAAACAAATGGTAAGAGAATATAACGACATGGACATAGATATTGACATAATAATACATAAGGCTTTAAAAGATGAAAAAAATAAAATTAAATGAAGTAAAATTTACTGAAAAGGTAGGAGATATGCCTACAGTACACAAACCTAATGTTACTGAAGATTGTTTTTTAGTACATGATGATGAAATAATAGGTTTTTATCTCAAAAAAATGCCTGATAGAATGTGCAAATTATTAAGCATTGCAAATAATGAGTTTATATCAGATAGAGTTCCTAAGATGGACAACGTGAGAATGAGTGGTGTATCTCAATATTCTACAATACTTGGTGGAATACCTCCAAAGTATGCAAAAGATTATGCTAATATATCTATGGTACATAGGCATAAAACTGCTCAAAAATTTATAAAAGCAATGTTTGCACTTAACATAGAAGCAGAAAATCTATTAAAAAAATTAGTTCCTGATATATACAACAGGCAGAAGAAATTATTAGCAGACAAAATAAAACCTGAGTGGAGGATAGGAGATTTATATACATCTTCTATTAATAATGCTAATATATCTGCAGATTATCATAGAGATACAGCAAACATAAAAAATACAGTAAATGTTATCATGGTAAAGAAAAAAAGTGCTACAGGTGGTAATTTGCATGTTCCTAAATATGGTGCTACTGTAAATTGTTGTAATGATTCTATGCTAGTATATCCTGCATGGAGAGATATGCATGGAGTAACACCTATTGATGCTAAAGGAGATGGGTATAGAAATAGTTTTATATTTTATCCTATAGAAAAGATTAAACATGCCTAAAGGAAGAAAAAAATCAATAAATCCTGAACAAGTTGAAAAGTTAGCAAGTTTTGGTTGTACTAATACTGAAATTGCATCATTTTTTAGTGTTAATGAAAGTACTATTAGACGTACTTATGCCGAAAATCTTACAAAAGGGAGGGATAAAGGTAAAATTAGGCTTAGACAGATGCAATGGAAGGCAGCAGATAAAGGCAATGTTGCTATGCTTATATGGCTTGGTAAACAAATATTGAGGCAGTCTGAAACACCACAACCTATGGAAGATGAATTAACAGAAGGTTTTGATATTGAAGTTATTTAAGGTATTTGATCATCAGAATAAGTTTATCAGATCTAAATCTAAATACCCTGCACTTGTAGCAGGATATGGTAGTGGTAAAACATTAGCATTTGTTTTGAAAGGTATCTTAGAAGCAGGTAGAAATCCACAAAAAACAATACTATTAGCAGAACCTACATTCCCTATGATTAGAGATGTACTACAACCAACTTTAGAAGAAACATTAGAAGAACTTGGATTCCAATATAAGTATAGAGCAAGTGAGATGAAATATACTGTACAATGGAAAAATGGACATTCTAACATCATACTTAGATCAGCAGAAAACTACAGAAGATGGGCAGGTTTAAACTTAGCAGGTGTAGGACTTGATGAGGCAGCACTACTTAAAGATGATAAGGCTTGGAAGATGGGATTGTCAAGACTTAGAGATGGTAAACATTTGTCAGGTTGGATTACTACTACTCCTGAAGGATTTAACTTTGTATATGACTTATGGAAAGACAACCCTAAAACAGGTTATGAATTAATACAGGGCAAGACTACAGACAATACATTCCTACCACAAGACTTTATAGATTCACTATATGAGAACTATGATGAGAAATTAATCAGTAGTTATATTGATGGTAATTTTGTAAATTTACAATACGGAACTTGTTATTATGCTTTTGATAGAGATAAAAATGTAAAACAAGTTTCATATAATAGTTCCCTACCTATTAGAATAGCAATGGATTTCAATGTAGATCCGATTAGTTGTGTTTTGTTTCAGATACATAGAAATAAACCGAGAATACAAGTATTTGATGAGATGCAACTAAGTCATAGTGGAGGTCAAGATTTAATGACTGAACGACTTGCTAAACTAATAAAAGAAAAATACCCATACGAGAATCCCAACTTATTACGACCAAATAGAGTGGTTGATACGACAGGACACTATATTTGTTATCCTGATCCTGCAGGTAAGAATAGACATACATCAGCAATGATGTCTGATCACGATATTCTTAGGCAAAATGGATTTGGATTACGAGTAAAAAAGAAAGCACCATCAATAATTGATAGTGTTAATGCTGTTAATAAGGCAATGGATTTAACTATAATAGATCCTAAATGTAAGGAGTTTATAAAGGACTTGGAACAAGTAGTACTAAAAGAAGGAACAAGAGAAATAGATAAGTCTAATTCAAGCCTTACACACCTTACTGATGCCTTTAGATATAGCATAGATTATGAATTTCCTGTTAAAAAACCTGTAACAAAAACATATATGGCTTAGGAG